GTCGTTGTCGTGTTGATCGCTGTGCCACCAGCCGTCGCCGATAGCATGAAGGTGTTGGCATTCAAAACCGTCTTGACGTAGTAGACCGTCCCGGCTGTGAATGCGACTGGAAGCGCGCCGCCGGTATTGGACAACACGACAGGATCATTCGCCACAAAGCCGTGGCTGGCAAGCGTGATGACACCGGGGCTTGCCGCCGAGATCGTGACGACAGCGACCTTGGAAACCGGCTTCCACGTGAAGTCCGTATTGTTGAGCTGGTAGAGCCGGTCTGATGTGCCTGCGAAGGTAATGACCGTGCCGTCTGATTTCAGGGCGTAGAAAGCGCCGCGGCAGCGTGCCGGTAGCGCCCCGGTATAGGCCGAAAAGCTCGGGAACGGCCCATAGCCGTCACCACGCGGGACCACATTGAGAATGCTGTGGACGCTGGTCCCTTCATAGTCCGAGGTGTCTGGCCTGTAGTCGGCGAACCGGAGCAGCGGCATTAGCTGTTTCTAATCCCAAAGACCTTGATAATTCCCGCACCAAGGTTTCCGGAAGATGTTTGCCAACGCATCCGCGTCACAGCACCTTGTCCACCGTTCCAGTATCCACTCACATTGACCGATGCCGGCACTAACGAGGTTTGCGTAGTGACGATGAGCCGACCACCAAGGATTTTGTTGACCGAAGTCGAATTGACGTTGGTCAGAAAGATAGTGCCGCTGACCCCCTTGCCCGCCGAGTTCGAAATCAGGGTAGCCGTGCTGATGTCGATGCTGGTGGTGGGTGCGGTGGCGTTGAGATAGGTAGTCGCCTGGAAAGAGCCTCCACTCTCTACCGTAGCGTTCAGGCTCACTCCGTCAGTGGCGGGGGTGAGGTTGCTGAACACGAACGCGTAGTCGTCGAACGTAGACGTGAACGCGCTGGTCGTCAGCGACGCTGATGAGCTAGCGGTAAGAGTTTCGATATACTCCCAGCTCTGACCGCCCTTGAACAGTAAGGCCCCTGTTCCGACCTCATCGGTGACCAGCGCGCGAAGATTTGCGCTCGACGATGTGGTTAGAAACGTGATCGCCGTGTTTGGCAGATCCGAGATGCGGCTCATTTGCACGTCGCGAACGCGATCGAACGACGACGGGAAAACGCCTTCCTCAGCCTGCGGCAATGCAAGGCGGAAGAAGTTAGCCGTACTCGACATGCCATTTGCGCGCGATGCGATGACTTCACCAACGCGCACATCACCCGCGTTCCACGTGTCGGGCGAGAACAGATAGGTGTCCGAACAGGCGATTGTGAAGAACACCCGCATGCCAACGCCGGCTGGCGTATAGAGCCACGTCCCGGACGTGTCCCCCGTGATCACGATGCGCTTATATTCCCACGTGTCTGACACGTTGATCGTATATCGAGAATTATAGGATCGGTTGTTCGCGCTGTTAGCGGCTGAAACATAGTAGTCGCCGGTAATCGTCGACTTGACCCAAAAGGAGATAACCGCGCCCTTGGCCCCGGTCTGCCCCATGCCGAGGAAGCTGACATCCGACCCGAGAATGTCGATTTCGATCCCGTAATAGTCAGGGTTCGCGATCGCCGCATCGGCGGTTGTTACGTCAACGGTCAGACTGTGCTGCGTATATTGGCCGGCCTGCGCGATGGTGGGCGCGTCGGTTGCCCGGGTGATATCGACAACGCCGACTCCCGATTGTCGCCAGAAGATGCCATCGGCGATCTGCGTTCCGTCCGCAGCACTAACGAAGCTTGTGCCGTTCTTCCACGGATTGACCGTGAAATCGCCGCCGCGGATCAGGTTGCGGTTTGCGTGCCGGGCAGCAGTGGCATTGTTAAACGCGAGATTTCGCGTGCTGATCACGCTCTGTGCGGTTTCGCGGCCGAGATAGGCGTTTGCGCCGAGGAGGCCGGCTTGTGCAAAGCCGGCTGCGGTGCCATGCAGCGTATCCGCCCACAAACTGGCTTCCAGTGTAGAGGTGTTGATGAATTTTCGGACAGTGCTGTCCGAATTGACGATGTTCTGAATAGCCTCGTTCGTGGTGTCGGTTGCGACTGAACCGCTGATGGTTGACGGCGCAATGCCATAGAAGAAAATCGGTGTCGCGCGATCAAACCAGCTTTCCAGCTTGAACCGGTCGATAACGGTGTTCCAGTTCGCAGCAAACAGCTCCGGAGATCTTGCCGTCTGGCTTTCACCTTGCCAGATAAAGAGCCCGTTGATTTTGGACACGCTGATGGCGGCTAGCGCGGGCACAACGTTTGCGATCAGACCGGCGTAGATATCAGGCGACGGAGGCCCGGCCGCCATCCAGTGCGACACATCCATGGCGCCAATGGAGAAATGGATCAGATACACCGGGCGCGTCGGATTCGCGTAGGCAATGTCAGACGCGATCTTTTCGGTGACATTGATAGTGGTTGATGGAGGGGCGGCAAACGCCGTGCCCACCGAGCCATCGAGGTCGGAGTTATTCCAGACGAGCAGGTTCGCTGCGGGCGTCCATGAAAAAGACGGCCGTTGCACAAAGTTGGATTGCCCAGTCGCGATGATGACGAGCGGGACTCCCGGGAACCGGGCCAGCGGAACGGTGCCGCTGGTCAGATTGCTCGCATTGGCCGCCGCTGCAGCCACAGCCGCATCAGCGGCGGCCTGAGCGGTGGATACGGGCTTGTTGACATCGCTGGTGTTGTCAACGTTCTCAAGGCCGGTGACGATATGCGGGTCGGCATCATAGGTGGGGCCGTCTACAAGCGCCGATGCGTCCGCCGGCCCGCCGCAAGGCGTGTGATGTACGATAACGGTTGCCATCAGGTTCTAGCCGTCCACGTCTCGGCCTGCTGGGTGCGCGCATCCCAAACGCCGGAAGTTGGCCCCGTATCGAACACCGGGCGCCGAGAAAAGGTGTAGGGCGAGAACGTGCGCAAGTTCTGATTTTCTTCCGTCCACGTCTCCGATTGCTCGGTCTTCGGCGTCCACGTCGTCATGGCGTGAGCCCCGAGGAGCGAACCTGCATAGGACCAGCGTTGAAGGTAGAGGTCAGGCCCAGCATGTTGAGGCTGTCCAACACGGACTTAAAGGCGGTTGCCCACAGTGCAACGCGTTCATCGTTCTTCATGTAGGGCTCGGATTCCATTAGCGCGCCGTAGAGATAGATGTCAGGAGCGAGATCGAGCAGCCAATTGGTGGAATTACTGGCCAAGGCTGGAATATTCTTGCGGTAGCTCATCTCGATCGTGTAGCTGCCGTCAGGCGTCGGGCCGAGTTCGATTTCGTCGCCGATGATCGTGAAGTAGCGCGGCTGGCCGGTGACGTTCGAGGACGAGAACCGAAATTCGTCCATCTGCGTGCCAGAGCGAAATTCCAGACACGGCTTGCCGGTCACCGAAGACAACCTGATGCGCCGCATCGACTGGAAATCATCCGGCAATGAGATGAACTCCGGCTCATCGTCCGTCGTGTCAGTGATGGTCGTCGAGCGCTGCTCCATCTGCCGCATGAACAGCGTTCGGTTGAGCTTGGCCTCGGTCAGTTGGACAAAGCCGGGAATAGCCGCGGTCAGCTGGGTATCATGATCGCGCTTGAGATAGTCCACGATGGCGGTCTGCAACGTGGTGTACGTCGTGATGAGCGTCATGAGCCGAAGCCCATCCAGCCGGTAATCAGCGCCGGCTTATCGACGCGCAGATAGGCCCATTCTGGATCCTGCAGCTTCTTCTGAACGATCTCATCGAACTCAGGCGTGAACAGGCGCAGGTTGGTGTTGCCCCGCGCGTGCTCTTCGTTCAACCACTGCACATAGATCACGTTGGGGATGCGCGCGACGTGGCGGCCAAAGTCGCTCTTCTGCTCGTCGCGCCGCGCTTCCTTGTTCCAGTTCAGGATAGGCTCGACATCCTGCACGTGCTCGATTGCGAGATCTTGGCCGTTGCTGTCGAAGTGGGGGCGAACGGTGACGCCATCCATCACGACAGCTCCGTCACCCAGAGCGTGCCGGTCGTGGCGGTGACCAGACCGCCGGTCGCAGCCTTGAGGGCGGATATGCGCTGTCCCGGCGATACCGTGACGATTGTTTCCCAGTTCGCCGGCAAGAACGGATCTGCGGCGGTTGCAGTCTGCACGCCGTCGCCGATCCTGAAGTTGCACGCCGAGTTGGAAACGAGCCGGACCTGATAGGTCTGGCTCCCGAAGGCGTTCGTGATCGCCGTGGTCGTGTCATAGGCGATGGTCTGGGTCGTGCCAAGACGACCGATTGCGGCTTGTACTGGCATGGCTCAGGCCGGCACGACGTTGATGCCGAAGGTCCCGCCGATCGTGGTCCCGGTCGAACCGGAGGGCGTAAACGTGACCAGATCGCCCTCATTCGCGACGTTGGCGCCGGTCGGCGTCATGCTCGCCGAGGTGCCGGCCGCGCTGTTGGACGCGGTCAGGACCAGCGGAGAGCCCGTGATGGCGGTGCCGGAGCCTGGTGCCGTGCCGCCGGCCACCGCCGCGATGATGGCGACCGCCACGGAGCAATCCGTGGTGAATGCGCCATGGGAAACACCGGTCACCAGATTGATGCGGCAGCGGAACGGAACGCGGATTGCGCAGGCCAGCGGCGTGCTGGCAATCGAGTTCGTGGAGGCGCTGTAGAAGCGCTCCAGCAGCATCGGATGCGGAGTTGGAAGGGCCATGTGATGTCCTATGCGGTATAGACGTAGGAGATGATGCCGAGCGAGGCGGTGAACGTCGTGGTCGGCGTGATGGTGGGAGTCGCCGTGGCAGCAACGCCCGCGACGGTACCGGTGTTGGTGTCAACCCACGTCGCGGCCTGGATGGTTCGCCATGTATCGGTCGTGCTGTCCGGCATGACGCCGATCCAGTACTTGCCCGGCTTGGCGGTATAGGCCGTGACGAAATCGCGCTGCTGGAAGGCCGAGGCGCCCGCTGTCACCGCGCCGCCGCTGGTCACCGAGGAGTTCGCCACCAGCGTTCCTGCCGCGTTGTAGAGCGACACGATGGCCTTGGTGGTGCCAACCGTGGTTCCGTTGAGCACGCCGATCCCAACGAGAACGCAGGGATAGGGAACGAACACGTCGGAGAACCACATCGTGTTGGCCACGCCGGCGCGGCCGTTGGTGTCGATCGCGGTGAGCGCGCCGAGATTGCCGGGCCCGACATTGTAGAGCCGGGTCTTGCCGCTCATTGGGGTGTAAAAGTCCGCGGTCTTGGTAGCGCCGCGCCCCGTGGCGCCGCTCATGACCAGCACCTTGTCAGTTGCAAGCGCGATCGTGCTTTCTGCCGGGACGTCCGGATTGTCAGTCGTACCCATCTGGGTTTCCTTTCAAAAGAGGTGAAAGGGGCGGCTGTTACACCGCCCCAGATGATCAGGAGGTGGTGTTGTCGAACACGCCGCCGCTCGCCTTTTCGTTGCGAGACACGAGGCAGTATTCGGCGAGGATCTGACGACGATCCGAGTCGCCGGTCTTGGCGAGCGGGATCGAGATCATGTTGCGGCCGTTGAGGAAGGCGACCGCCCACTTGGCCATTTCCAGCACGAGCACGTCACGGGAGCGCTGGAAGCGGTTGGCGACCACCTTGAGCTTGCCGAAATCGGACTCGTAGGCATCGACAGAGGCGGTGATTTTCTTGGTGGAGGCTTCCTCGATCGCTGATGCCCGGCCGGTGAAGGTCGAAAACACCTGCTTGTTGAACGCGCCGGTGAAGATCGTTCCGGGCTTGCCGCCGGCAGTCCAGATCGCCGAGAGGACGGTTTTCAGCCGCGCTTCGGTGAATGCGATCTGCGTGCCGTCGGTACGGGAGTTGGTGCCGGAAGTGGTCGGATCCGCCGCGCCGCCCGCGGTGCCCTTGGAGGTGTTGGTCTTGATCCATGACAGGATCGAGGCCGTCTGCCGGGCAGTGGTGGTGTCGCCAGTGACCGGGGCCTGGTTGAGGCCGACCAGGATGGTCTCAAGGTCTCGCTTCAGTTCGAGGCCCTTGAGCATCTCCTGATAGGCCAGTTCGTTGTCGCGGCCGGCGTGCTCGACAGCCTGTTGGGTGCCGGACACACGCGCCGTCTTGGTCGAGATCTGGCAGCGCGCGGTGAGCCGAACGGTGACAGTGGTGGCGTCGGTATTCGCGTCGTCACCCTCGAGCTGGGCGTTCGAAGCAGCGGCGGCCAGCGCCTGGGTCTGCCATTCATGCAGGACGGCGGTTGCCTTTTCCTTCGCGGCGCCGGACATGAACGGCGTATCGGTCGGGTCGATACGATAGATCATGTCCGAGAGGTCTTCGCGGTTGCCAATCGCCTGATAGGTGGCAAGGGTATTTGCTGGGAGAGCCATTGTCGTTCCTTATGATGCCCGGCGAGAGGCGTTTCGGCGTGCCAGTAGCAGCCGGAAAGCGTCCTCTTCGGAGCCGGAATTGTTGAGTTTGGATTCGAGGGCCTGGATACGTTCGGAATTGTCGCCGCCTGCTGGGCGTGACGTTCCGGGCCGCTGCACGGGTGGGAGAGACTTCGGCGCTACCTTGTCGGCGAGCGTTGCCTTGGCCTGCTGCATGCCCTTGGCCGTGATGGCCTCGAACAAAAGAGCCTGGATGCGATGGTCGTAGGGCGAAATCTTCTTGCCCTGCTTGAACCCATCAAGGTCCTCTTCGGAGAATCCCAGTTCACGCAACAGTTCGCCGGCCTTGTTGGTCAGCGCCTGGGATTTGTCCTTGTCAGCGAGGTCGGGAATGCGCTCGGCCGCCTTGGCGTTGTTCGTGGTGACGAACTCGGCCCAGTCGGCTTGCTCCTTCGCGGTCTTGCGGTGATTGGCTTGGTCAAGTTCGGCTTTTGCCGCCGTCATCTTCACCTGGTGCAGTTGCCAGCCCGTCAGATACGAATTGATCTCTTGGGCAGCGACTGGATTGCCATTGGCCGCATAGTTGTTCATCGCCCTGACAAGGGTATCGATGTCGGCCTGCGACTTGATGTCGGCGTAATCGCGGTTATTGACGTCAACCAACCCCTGCATGACTTCGGGGAGCTTGGCCTCGTACTTTTGCCTTGCCTCTTCCGCCTGCTGCTCCTTGGCCGTGAGGCCCTTGAGCTTTTCAGCGGCTTCATTTTGGACTCGGCGCACCTCTGCGCTGGCCTTGCTGTCCTGCGCGGTCAGGTATTCCTGAGTGGCGCGGGGTAGAGCGGTCCAGTGTTCGGCCTGTTCCTTTGTCCAAGACCTCGGAAGCGGGAGTGGCGGCGTTTCGGCCGGGTCCTCTTCCTCCATCTCGCCGGTAGCCTGCTCAGCAGGGGCGGCGTTGGCCTCAACAGCCAATTGCGGGTCTGCGGTCGCCGGATCGGCGCTCTCGGCAGGGGATTTCTTCTCGCGATCGATCATGAAAGCCGCGGCGCTCTCGGCGCTCTCGAAGCTTTCCGGCGTAGGGGTAGCGCTCCCCGCGATCTGCGTGGTTTCGTCGGTCATGTGGTTTCCTGGGTGGTTAAATGATGCCGAAGCGCTTCTTGCGTTCGGCGGTTTCGGCGATCTGCTTCAGTTCGGCCGCGGCAAGCTTGCCGTTCACGAGGACCGCGGTCAGGTGATCGCGGACCTTCCCGACGATGTTGACGGCGAGGAACAGCTTTTCACGGGCTTGGGCCTCATCGACGTGCGTGTTGCGCCATGCAGCCGTGTAGCTGTCCTCCAGCGTCTGGAACGCCTCGGTGAGGAGGTCGCTTTCGATCAGGGATTGCGCGCGTGCGGCGCGGTCCTGATCGCGGAGGAGCTTGTTTTCGTCGCTCATGCTGGCTTGTCCGCCACTGGGACGCCTTCTTCGCGAAGGCGCTCAACCAGCTTTTCGCGCTCTTCTTCGTCCAGCTTGCCGAGCGCCGAAAACGGCCCGTAGATCGCTTGCGCGGTCGTGACATACGTCATGAACGTTGGTTCGTCGCTCAATGCATCATCCTCTGCAGCTCAGCCCGCACCGCCCCCATGGGCCACTGATCGACCACGGTTTGCCGGAACAGCTTGTGGCCTACATACCAAGGCGTGGTGTCGCCGCTCATCCAGCGCCAGCAAGGGGCGCGGCCGAGCAGCATCAGAACAGGCTTGCCGAGCGCGCCGGCCATGTGGGCGTTGGCGCTGTCCGTCGCCACGATGACGTCCATGGCGGCAATTGCTCGAGCAGTAGAGCGCCAATCGGTCAGCGTGGATCCAAGATCGGCAATGAACCCGTCTAGCCCAAGGTTCGATATCTCCTGCGGCCCTGGCCTCACCTGTAGCGAGTAGAATGCTGCGCCCGGAAGATCGAACAGCGGGCAGAAATCCTCAAGATTGGCCGAGCGGAGCGCGTCGTTGGCATATCCGGGCGAGCCCTTCCACGACAGCCCGACCTTGAGCTTGCCGCGATCCGGGAGTTTGATCGGCTTGGCCGCCATGTAGGCCAGTCCGAGCACGTCGCGGTATTCGATGCCCATCAGGGCGGCTGCGGCCATCGGCGAGGTGACGAAATCAGCCTCGAACGGGCCTTCCTCGCTGATTACGTCGTCGAAGCAGTCGAATTGCTCGTTGATGAGAGGAGCGAGGCTTTCAGGTCCGGAGAAGGTAAGATCCCGGCAAAGAGCTTTGAGGAGTGGAGCAAACCGGATGAACTGCAGGCTATCCCCAAACCCCTGCTCGTGCGTGAGAATAACTCGCTTGCCGTCGAGAGGCTCGCCTCCCCACCACGGTATCCCGCTGTCGCTGATGGGCTTTCTTGGTTTGATGTGGTGCTGCACCTCGAACTCATATAGCCCCTCCTTCAGATGCCCCAGCGCCAGCTTCGCAATCGCGATCGAGTGCGCCAGTTTCGGTTCGTTCGGATCGGCCTGCCGTGCCAGCTCGTACCAGCGCAGCGCAACCGCGTATTCCCCGCGATCGTGATGCGCAAGCCCGATATGGTGCAGGGTGATTGCATTGCGATCATGCGGCGCGATCTCAAGCGCGCGGCGGAACATGTCGATGCTGTCATGTCCGCCGCGCATGAGGGCAGAGGCATAGTTGAATACCGCAATGAACTCACCCGGCGCCACATCAGCGCAGCGCTTGGCCAAGGCCAGTTGCGCCGGGCTGCGCTTGGTGGTCGAAAGCAGCGTATATTGGTTGGATAGCTGCTCAGGATCGTCAGGGTTGGCAAGTAGCTTCGCGGCCGTTTGCTTGTAGGCCGCGACGAGTTCGGTCATTTATGGCCCTTGGGCGTCTTGTGGGGCTTCGCGGCGTCCTCGTCATCGTCGCCCTCATGGCTCGGCGGCACTGGATCGGCCCGCTTGGGTGCGGCGAGCGCGCCGGGGATGGAACCTTGCATCGCCGGCGGCGGCACACGCATGGCCGGGCCAGCGTTCTCGAATTGCGGTCGATCCAACTGATGGACTGGATGTTCCGGCTCCGGTTTCATGTTGTGCGCGATCGCCGCCTTGTGCTCTTTCGCTTTCGCCAGCGCGTCGGTGGCCTCTCCATGGCTCAGATCGCCAGTCTTGAAGATACGCCAGCCGGCGTCCTCCATGGCAGCAAAGATGCTCTCGACTTCGGCCGACTGCAGGCGCCGCAGATCGGTGCCATTGTGCAGGAAGTTGAACAGGTCCTTATCCATCGGTCTTTTTCTCCGGTTTTGTCTTGATCTGCTCCATTTTTGCGCGATGTGATGCGTCGTTGTGTTCCATTTTCTGGTCGTGCTGGTGCGCCGTTGAGGCGACGTCAACCACTTTAGTCACAAGGTCGGCGTGATGCGCCTGCTGGTCATGGCGGGCCTTCTGCTCGGCCAGTGCTGTCTTCAGGTGCGCGTCGAGCAGCGCAACCTTCGCGTCCAGATCGGCTTTGATCTTCGCCAGCGCGATTTCAGCCTGTGTCTTGACCTGTTGGTGAATGGCGTCGGCCTGGATCTTGGCCTGGTCCTGTTCCGCCTTCTGCTGGGCGATCTGCATGGCGCCCTGCTGCTTGGCCTGTTCGATCTGCAGCTTTGGATCGGCCTGTGGCGGCGGGGGCGGATGCTTCAGCGAGCCATCGGGGTTCTTCTCGCTCGGGTCATTGAAGAACCGGTTCGGGTTCTTGTGGCCCATGATGCGGGTCAGCTCGGCCGCGGTGTTGTAGAGTTCCCGATCGCCCACAAGGTTGGTCTTACCTGCGAGTATGATCTCTTTCTGTGCGTTAGCCAGCGCCATGGTCTGCGCAAACTGCTGCGCCTTGCCGCCAGATCCGAGCCCGACGTTGATCGTCATGTCGTCCCGCGTCTTCCAGTTGCGCGGGTCGACCGGAATCCATTTATTGCGGAGCCGAACGGTCTGCTGCTCCTGCCCGTGGCTGCGGATGGTGTGATGCAGCAACGCGAAGATATCCCGCACGCCCTCGGCCACGATCCGGGCCACTAGCTTGATGCGCATCTGCGAGGCCGAGAACACCTGAGCAACGGCGGTCGCGGACTGGTTCTGCAGCGCGTTGGCGTCGATGCCCTGGGTTTGCTTGGAGAGGCCAGTGCGGGCCTCCAGCTCGGCATCGATGTACTGCATCATCGGGTAGATCGACCCTGTGATGTCTGGCACTTTCTGCCATTGCAGCAAGCCGCCTGTCTCGGTTCTCACGATCCCGCCGGGGCGCGACACCAAGAGATCATCCAGAGTATTTGGCCCGCATGCCGCCTTTGGAACTTCAACACGAGCATTGTTCTGCAGATAAAGATTGTCCAGCGCGCCCCGCTTCAGCGCCGTCTTCTCCCGCTGCGCCGGCATGACAAGATCGGCGATCGACCGGCCAAAGAACCGATGCGTGATCGGAACAGGAGTCGTTGCAGCGAACGGGATCACGTCCACCGGCTCAATCACCGGCTTGCCGTCCTTCTTCAGCACATCCCCGAGATCGCCACCGGTGACGACCATGTAAAGGCACGGCCGCCCGTTGCCCTCGTAGTCCATCCGAACATAGTGCTCGGTGATCTTGACCGGCTGGGCCGCGGTATTCAGGTCGGAGGATGTCCAGTAGCTTTCCTGGACGGAATCCCGTGCCTGGGTCTCAACCGCGGTCGGGGCCTGTCCGGTCCACGTCGTGATGGCGTTGATCTGGTCCTTGTCGAAGCCCTCGGCGATCAGTTGCGCGCGGGTCTTGGTGACCACCTCATGGAAGCAGTAGTTGCAGGTCTTGATGTCGCGGGCTGCGCGCTCGATGCCGAACTCTTCCGGAGGTACGCCGAGCACGCGAGCACGGGCCAGCTTGCGGGTCGTGACGAGGGTAACGTCATGCGTGATAGGCTTGGGCGGCTCGGCCGGGATGGCGGCCAGCTGCTGGGCGGGGGACACGTTGAGAGCCGTTGGCAGCGAGCCTCCGAGGGCCTGCGGAGGGAGAGGGGCGTTCACTTAATCAGCCTCCCCATCCTCTACCTTCTCCAAGAAGGCCGTATACTTCGCATTGCGCCCATAAGCTGATGGAGGCTCCAGCGTTACCGTGACCAAGGTCCAACCCACCCCACGAGCGTTAACCTGTCGCACGACCTCTTCTGCAGAGCTTGCGGTAGTCGTGTCATATCTCACTTTCCAGCGTCCGACCGCCATCAATACGCCTCGGCCTCTTCCTTGGGCTCCGCGGCCTCTTCAGCCTCGCCGTTCTTGGTATGAGCCACGATCTTCATCGCCCCCTTGCTCATCTCCACGGCCATCGCAAGCGCGGCAAACTGGTCCTCGGTCAGGTCGTAATACGTCTCCCGCTCCTCCTGCTCCGTCTCTTCCCACCAGATTTTCACAATCCCGGTTTTCGAGAGCAGCGCATCCTTGATGAAGCCGTACAGCACCATAAAGCCGGGGTTCTGCTGCATGAAGACGTGATTGACGTAATCGGTCTCCTGCTGCGCGGCCTCTTCGTCCTCGGGCCCGACAGGCTCGAACAGCACCACCTCGTCAGATCCGGCGAAGATGTCCATCAGGTGGGGCAGCATGCCCTCGATGGTGTCGGCCACGTCGGTTGACACAGCTCGGGAACGGCCATCCTGCGCCGGCATGTCGGCGGCCATGTTGCCGAGGTAGTAATCCATGGCATTGGCGCGCTCTTCAGCCAGGTTGGCAGCCGATAGTGCAGCCATAGCTGCGGCTTTCTCGGAGCCGAGCATCGCCTTGATGGTGTCGACGTCCATTTTAGCCAAGGACTATACCCTCATGCATGGCTCTGGCCCAGCGAGCGGCAATCATCCGGCGCGTTTGCTGCTGCGTCATACCGGTTAGATAGGGCCTGCCGCTGTCCTGGAATGATAATGCACACTGGGCATAAATGTTTGCCACCATGACGCTTTCGCGGATCACGCCGGATCGAACTTCAGCCACAAGCGTTGCCGTCACCGCCACCCCGAGTTCCCATAGTTCAGCGCCCGGTTGAAATTCGCCTCGTTGGCCGGGGGCGTGTAGCAGATCGCCATCAGGCCCAGCGCATCAGCAGCATGACTAGACCAGTCGTGATCAGGCCCCAGCCCGACATTACGAATATCGTCCTTGCGTTCATGATAGAACCCGATGGCATCGCGCCCCGCTTCCGTTGTGTCCTCGTTGAACCAAAGCTGCGGACCAAGCCGACGCAGCGCTTCAATCCGCTGCATGGCCGCTCCTCGCCCCTGGTTCTTGACTGGCGGTTCGACATTGAATCCTGCATCCCTCAAATGGTCCTCATACCGCTTGCCGGTGACGTTGTTCTCGTTCACGCCGTCGTGCGGGAGATAGATGATAGCGCGCTCATAGCCTCTGGAGCGCAGCCAGTTGACATGAAACGCTAGGACTTGGCCTTGGGACTCGTAGTAGTCGAGGACTCGGATTTCCTGTCCGACCCACTGGACGATCCAGATAGTGAAAGCATCTGCTGAGGCGCCGCTCCCGCCAATGTCGATGAAGGCCCTAAGCGGCAGCAGGGGATCTGCGGCAACTCTACCAATGCGACCAGTTCGTCTGGCTTCACCGAGTAGGCCCGCAAAGTAGGCCCCTTCGAATGCTCTTGCATATCCACCCTCGTAAGTGTGCTCGTACCGATCCGGATAAAGCTGCTGCTCGAGCAGCCGTTCCGCCTCAAGCGTCTTGGTCCACCACGGATTGTCACGCCAGTTAGCCTGCACGACAACCGAGCCATCAGGCTTCTTGCCGCGCAGGAACTCGTCAACCGCATCCACCTTGCGCCGTGGGTTCCACGAGAACCACAGCTCGGATCCCTCATCGCGAATGGTCGGCCGCAACAGTGACAAGCTCCGCGCGCTCATCGTCTGCGCTTCGTCCGTCCATGCGATCCGGAAGCCCTCAAGCGACTTGATCGACTCCGCGGTGTGGTCCTGCATGCCCGTGAACATGATCAGGCCGTCGCCAGGTGTCGCTATCCGGTCGTGAAAGACCTTGAACCCCTGCCCTACCCCAAGGGCGCTGATTTTGTCCTCGATCAACCGTTTCGAGCTTTGCGATAGTGTGCGCTGCACCTCGCGGATGCAGACTGCTCTCGTCCCCTTGACCGCTTGGCATTCCTCAACGACGAGTTCGCCGAAGAAATGCGATTTGCCAGAGCCTCGGCCGCCGTGCGCGCCCTTGTAACGGGCCGGCGCTAGGAGGGGCTGGAAGATCCTAGCTGTCGGTATGCGGAGCGTCGACAATCACGCGCTCAATACGGACGATCAGCGGTGCGCCATCATCGTCGCCGGAGATCGGCTGCGTGGGTTTGCCCCAGCCGCGATCCAGCAGGACCTGGGCAGCCGCGATCCGGGCAGACGGCGGCGCTTTCTTCTGGTTCATGATGCTGGCAAGGGCAGCAATAGCGTTCTCTGTGTGCGCCCGCGCCAAAGATCGGATATTCGCCGAAGTTTTAGCCATTTAAGTTCATAGGGTTGCTCGAAAATGCCTCACGAACCTGGGCGGGCGTGGCGCCGGCTTTCACCCTCACAGACAGCGTTCCCATCCTGTAGACCTCGGTCCTGCCGCCGTCCTCATAGGACATGGTTATGGGGGCAATGGCCGGGTGACCAGCCATTGCCTGTTGAACGTCAATGATGCTCATGATTCCGAATTGGGTGAGTGGTGGTCCCGGCTGGAATTGAACCTAGCGAACAGCCCCCTGACCTGAGAGCCCTTCCACTGCCAAGGCAGGACCGGAATTGGAGTAAATCTTGCCGGCTTTCCACCTCTGGTTTTCGACGCCAAAAATGGTCTTTCTAGATTTAATCCCCAGCCGGCATGGGAAACCCGTGATCAAATCGGGTTCTAGAACAAAACTGGCGATCCCCCTCAGAATTGCACTGAGGCCGTAAGCGGGGCGGGGGCAGTGCCGGGACCGTTGTATGGAAAAGACACAAGCCGCCCTGCGGGTGAAGCGCGGGAACCGGCCCGAGCAGCTAAATGTGATTTGCCCACAGATGTCATTTAGCATTCCGCTAAAAAGGCTTCAGGCTGCGGATAACTTCGGCAGCGATCACCCACGCTCGCTTATACACCGCGTTTCCGCTGCGCTCCTCTACGGCCTTGGCCGCTCGTTCCAGAACACGCCGGATGATCTCCTCATCCCGCAACTGTTCTGCAGTCTTATCAATCGTCATGCCGCCCTCACCCCATGTGCGGTAGATTTGCCGTAGGTATTGGTGTCCTTGATCTTGAACTGATAGACGCCCTTGCGGATTCCGGTCACGGTCGCCAACATGTCCTCAAACTCGCCGGCAACGACCCGGATACGAGCCCCAACGGGAATAGGACCTTGGGCGACCTCATCCCATTCGCCTCGCATGTACCGGAAGCGAAGGTCGTGAACCCAATGAGCCGGGAAAGGCGTAGGAGACCCCAGGTTCGAGATGAACCCTTCGATGCCGTTTGTGGCCTTTACGGAGCCGAAGGATTGGCGCGGGTGGTCGACCTGGACAAACACGTACCGTCCGAACAAAGGCTTCTCTACGGCCTTCTTAACGCGAGCATGAGACACCCACCGACGTGTCTTCGGATAGAAGCTGCTGAACCCGCGCGAGTGCAGATCCATCGCGGCCCGCGCCTGACAGTTCGGGTTTGTGGTCACGCAATACCAGCGCGCGGTATCGCTCGGCTGGGGCTCGGAGACCTCTTCACGTTTCGACAGATCGACGTATTCGACGACTTGACCGATTTCGTACAAGCGCGGTTGGTCGTGGCCCTTGGCGGGATTGTACGGTGAACGGGCGCGTGTCATTTTCCACTCTCCAAGCCGACGCTTCCAGCTTTCCAAATAACCAGCCCCACGCAGAAAAGCGCGCCGACGGCTCCAAACTGACTGATGATCGCCAAGGCCATCAACGCCAAGCCGATCAAACAGAAGGAAATGTCATACTTCGTGTCCTCGTCGGCTTCCTTCCAAAGAGTCTTCAGTCTTTGAAGTGATTTGCGGGTTCCAGCCCATGAGTCGCTCATTCCGCTGCTCCGTGATGGTGCCATGTGCACAGACGAATCCCCAGCCTGCGCTGGTACATGTAGATCGTGCGGGCTTTGACGCCGAGGGCGTCGGCCAGGATGAAGGGATCGACCGTCGGGTTTGCCCGTAGGTAGGCGTCACGCTCCGGGGTGAACACGCGAGAGCGGCGGATCGGATAGAGGTCTGGCGCGTAGACGCTCATTGCTCAGGCCTCCGGGGGAAGCGGGAGGGGCATCCAGTGGGTTATCTCGCTACTGAGCGGCTTACCACCTCCGATTGTTTCCCACGCTCCACCACCCCACCCGGTCCATGCGATTGACTGCACATCAAGCCGAGAGGCGTAGCCAGCCATGCCGGGGAAATAACCTAACACTCGCGTCCCATCCTTCGGCGCGCTGTCTATCGTCCGCCACGGCGAGGGCATCGCGGCGATAGCGGCGCGGGCGGCTTTGAGAAAGTTGCGATACATTTCGCCGGCTGCAGCTCGGTCGGCCTGCTCTGGCGAAAAGCCGTCGTCAATTTCGTACTGGCGGCACAGCGCCCGCGAGACACGCTCCTCCGTCTCCTCGATCTCAGTCATTGCAGACCCCTTTGCTTTTCAAACCGTAGTGTCACAGTCCACCCACCACTGGCGGTGGCTTCTTCGGCTTGCCGCGCGATGCCTTCTTCTCCAGCCAGTCGCGACGGAATATCCGCGTCAAGACGATTTCGTCAAACTCCGCACGATGAATGCTGACCAATATAGCCAGGGCCGTGAGTTCGTCCTTCAGCCGTTCTCCGCGATCGTCGCGCGCTCGGTAGCCTCCGCCATGTTCCCAGATGATTTCTCGCTCAACGGCCTTGCGCGGATCGTCCTCCCATGTTCCCCACCTGCGGCAGGTGTCGGAACACGTCATACAGGTCAACATGGCGCAACGCTGCTGGCCGAGATCTTTGAGGCGCTGAAAGAACGCCTCGCGCGTGATCGCCTTGACGCTGGCCGTACTGTATCCGCACTCGGTGATCGCACCTTCTTGAGTGCGCCAAGGTAGCAGCGGACGGATGATGTGGTCGACTGGCTCTTTCATCGCTCATTCCCCCTCAAACTGGCAGATCATCAATGCCGCCAGGCCACGGCACCAGAAACAGCTCAGACTGTGCCTGCATCGCTTCAAGCCATGCGATACTCACCATGAGGCCGGCGCCCAATAAAAACGCACCAGCAAGCTCCTGAGGGCCTTGAGCAGCCCTCCGCTTGGCCGCCCGATAGTCGGAGAGAACGACGACGTTGGTCATTGCAAGGAACCCCTGTTAACGCGGAGTGCCATCAAACGGACGGCGCTGCACGATTCCGGCTTCAATCTTGTTCGCGATGTCGTGGCGCCTGAGAAAATCCCATGCCCTTCGTGTCCAATGCGCGTCTGCTAGAGCATGGTGCTCTAGCGTCTCCTGCTTCGGCAGCTCTGGGTTGCCGACGTCATCGCAAAGCTGTTTGACGTCACGGCAGTACATCGGCCACCCCTCGGGCAAGTCCATCATCGTCCCGAATAGTTGGCACAGCACGACCCAATCATAGTCGGCGTAGTAGGCCCAGAACTCCGGCTTCTCCCCAGCAAAAGCCACGATGGCGTCGGCAATCTCGCGACGACTCCAACCGTAGCCACTGCCTCGAAGATGGACTATGACGTTCTCCTTGACCCAAGGGCTCGCCCGTTCGTGGTCACATTCAGAGTTCTCGGCGTAGAACGTCCCGCCGTCCTCTCGCACCATGCCGATGCTGATGAGGTCTATCGTCTTACCGTCTTCGATAAACTCGGTATCAAACCAGATTTTCATTGCAATGACTCCTCAAGCTTTTCGAGAGCAACAGCGATGCGCCGTAACTTCTCGGCAATGCGATCAAACTTCCATCCCAGCCAGAGCGTGCAGGCCGAGATAACGATTAGCGTCATTCGGCTGTCTTCCGCTGGAAGTAGGTCTTCAACCACTCCCGACTTGCCTCTAGCCGGGCCTGCACGTCGCCGCGCTTCGATGGCTCGCGGAGGCCCGAAGCGGGGATTCCCGTTTCGAGCGTGGTGGGGATTCCCACCTCGATCTTCGGAGCCTCACGCACTGAACCGTCAGATGGATCTCGGATCATTGCCTCGCCTCCGCGCTGAGCTTCTCGATGATGTCCCGCGGACACCGGCAAGCCGGCGATTCCGGATCCGGCCCGGCCTGGTGTGACCAGTAGCCGGTCTTCGTCCACGTCCGCACGATCGGCTCCCAATCGATGGCCTTAGGCTCGCCAAAGGCAACGACGGCGACCTCGAGGAAATCCTCCGAGTTGAGCCAACTCGCCGGCATGGGAATAAATTCCGTACCCACTTTCGAGCGCAGCGTCTCGCCAAGTCGCACGGCTGCCGCGATAATGATTTTGGGATCAACCCCAGTCTTCACCAACGAATTGAATTTCTTCTCTGCAGCCTTCCAGCCGTAGTTCCCATTGCGCTTGGGGTAAGCCTTCCGAAGAGATTCAAAATCCTCACTCGAAGGCGAAGCCGCACGAGATTTCTTCTCTGTCTCTTCTCTTGTTCTCTTCTCTATATCCTCTTCTCTAGGCAAGCAGGTTGCTTGCAAGGGTGCTAGCACTTCGCTAGCAGAGAAAAAACCTGAGTCTATTAAAGGGGTTAGGGCTGTGCGCAAATCCTCAACACTCATGTGGACGCGGAATGCGATCTTCTCGATAGATGCGTCGATAGAACCGTCTTCGTACTCGCTTGCTAGCAGCCATAGCATTGGCGCTAGCGCCCTGCTAGCAACCGGCAAGCGCACGAACTCGAAGTCTGTCATCAACCCCTTGTGGAGTTTGATCCATGACGGCGTGCGCTCCTTATAGTGCTGGAATGATTTCCAGTTCTTCGGCGTTAGGATCACGATCGGCCCTTTCGAGCTTTCTCGGCTGCGGCCATAATTTGCCGGCACACGTTCTCGGCATCGGCAGGATTGATCATCACCCGCAAATAGCTTTCCGACTTTTGATCGGTCCATTCTTGGCAAAGCACGACGTGCCCACAGCCCCCTACGAAGACGTCTACAGGCATAACCTCGAAGGTCTTGAGACCGGCCATTACTTGATCCCCATGTGACCGCGGTAAAGGTCGATCATGGATTCTCTGGCTTGGCGCTTCTCTTGGTCTTCTCGCCGAGCTCGCACGATCGCCTTGAGCGCAGGCACGTCGAACCCATTGCTCGCTGCTTCCTTGTAGATGTCAGATCGATCCGAACCGATGCTTTTGATCTCGGCTTCCAGAGCCTCAACCCGCTCAATTATCGACCTGAGTTGTTCCTTCGAATTGCCGCCCAGCGTCTCGCTCATGCCTATCCCCGATTTGTGATGATGAGTATTCACGCAAGGCAACTGATGCGGCATCAATGAGAACGTTGGCCAGATGCGCCTTTGTAATCTCGATGCGTTGAAGCTCGCCGTCTCCGATCTGGTAGTTGAAGATGAAGACCCCAGGAGACGGAAAGGTCATGTAGGCGAGCTTTGCTTTCATGCTGGCGCTCCTTCAATGTGATAGACAGCCCGCATTAGTTCGACTGTGTTGCGAACGCTGTATTTTCCCAACAGATTGGCCCGATGCTCCTCTACCGTACGGTGGGAGATGCCAAGGCTTTCTCCGACTTCTTTATTCTCGTATCCTTGCAGGAGGAGATCACGGACCTGCTTTTCCCGCCGAGTGAGGCGAGCTGCTCTCATGCTGCACGACCTTCCTTGCGAAGCTGCGCCGTCATTTCGGCTTTCAGCGCGGCTTCAAGCTCACCCCTGCGGATCGATCGCGGCGGCTCGGCTTTGACAAGGGCTTGCAGATGGGCGATCCGGTGTGGCCGGGGAAGGCGCTGGAGGCGCTTCAAGGTGGTGAAGATGTCGGTCATGTCAGTTCCGCTTTGATCGTCCCCACGAACGCGGCGAAGTGGTCGAACTGCGCGACTCTCGCGGCGATCTTTCGGCACGCGTGGATCACGGTCGTATGGTCACGTCCTCCAAAGCGTTTTCCGATTTCTATTGTCGATCGCGTCGTGAGCACCTTGCAGAGGTACATGGCGATCTGGCGGGGCTCGATGACGGCGCTATCCCGTCGCACCGAGATCAGATCGTTGACGGTCACGCCGGGGAAATGCCGCAGCACCGCCTGTTGAATGAGAATGATGCGCGGGCCGAAGCAGTTCCTCTCAGAGAGGACTGACAATATATCCTCGGCTTCACGCAACAGGTGATCCGGGATCGGCGGAAGGTTGAGGATTGGTGCTGGAGTCGGTGGCGGTGGCGGTGGCGGTGGTAAAGGCGCCGGCACCAATGCAGCCGCGCGCCGCGCAATGTCGGCGTGAAACCGCTTCGAACGTTCGTTGATTTGCAGGACTGTCGGTGTGATGCTGTTTGCCCCTTGCATGGTCACTCCTTCACTGGTGGGTCTTGGTCATGGGTGAATGTCACCGATCCGATCTCCGCGCACAGGATCTGGCGAGCCGCCGAAAGCTGAGCCGCAGCCGCGCAAAGCGCAGCATCAGAATGGTGCACGCCAGTTTTGCGAGCGAGATTGATTTCATTCGAAAGCCTTGAAATTTCGACCTGCAGGACAGCAACGAACTCGGCTTTGATCCTATTCATCAGCCAGTTCGGAACGATCTTGGTCCGAAGGCGGCGAATGTTTTCGAGAGTGCCAGGCGAGGTACGCAGCCGGCGCGCTAGGATGATACGCGCCTCCTGTACCTTGATGCCCAGCCGCTTAGCTTCCGCATCTTCGATTGTGCGGGCGAAGTGATGAACCGCTTCCACGTCGGTTATGGCGTTCATTTGGACAAACTCTCCATCGTCGATGGACACTGTGGTATTCCTTTCATGCTCAACTCCTGAACATGGAAGGACAGAATGACAATGAACCACTCAGTTTCTTGACCCTCGCGGCGGCAACCGCGAATGTGGTCAGGCATTTACGGCTAGACGAACAGAAGGAAGGCGACGAACCCGATCAAGAACGCCGGGACCGAAAAGATGAACAGAAGAGCGAAGAGCAACGCCGGTTTCTCGAATGTCGGCTGCGTGAGATCGCGGCGTTTGAGAACCGGGTGAATGGCGGAAAGAGATTCAAGCGGTGAGCGCAGGGGAGGATGAAGATGAAGCTGCCACGCATCACATGGCCTCGGCTGACGATCGTGTCGTTCTTCATCTGGCTCGGAATTGTAATGATCGTTGGCGGGCTTTGGACGTTGGCCAAGCACTGGCCAGGATAAAATCCGGCGCATTGGCGCGCCGTAGTGAACCGGGGCTCGGGAGGAGCGCTCCGGGACTGAATGAGTTTCTGACGGGCCGGGCGCTACTCCGGCTTGCTGGTGCTTTTCCGCTCGTCCGCTGGTTCTCTCAGGCATTCCCGCCCGCCCAGCATGAGGCGAGGCCTTCGCTTGCCTCTCAGACGTCCCCAGCTTCGGTCCTGCGTGTCTGCTTTCCACGCCGCCGTCAGAATAGGAATCCGAATTGCGCCAGCCCCCGGGCGCAATGGAGCCGGCCGGGCGATCGTCAGCCCCAGCGCCCGGTCGGCTCTTCATTCCGAAGTTACGAGGCATCGGAGTTGCCCCATACAGCGCTACCGGTCGCCGTCACTTTCGCGACAAAAATATGGCAAGTGCGGCAGTTCGCCACAGAAAGGACACGTTTGCTGTTAACCTGTGTTAATCGCTCTTGGGTTGCAAAAACCAAGAGCGCACGGGGTATGGCGTGCCAAACGTCTACGACATCGCTCATGCACGCGCCTCCAAGGAGGGGCGCGGCACCTCAGCGGGCCAGTCACAACCTTCCGGCCAGCGCTCCGAAAACCAGAGCATGACGTCATCGTACTTGCGTGCGGTGAATGTTGTGGAGCCCTCAACGACGCGATCGAAGAAACGCCAATCGCCAGCAGCCAAGCGGCCCAAAGTCGTCAAACTGAGAGACCGCGCCCCTGCATATGCCGAAGCGCAAGCCATGAGATTTGAGCGCAATTCTGTTTCCATGGCTGAGCAGCATAGTCGGAGTTTTCCGACCGCGCAAGAGGAAAAAGTCGGAAACTTCCAACTAGCCGCGCCTGCTGAAAAGTCGGACAAATCCGCTATGGCAACAGTGGACGAAATCCGGCAGACAATTGCGCTCGCCATGCAGCGAAAGAACGAGGGCCCCGTTGAGGTCGCCCTCGATATGGAGCTGGAGCGGAATCACCTCAGGGACTTCCTGGAGGGCCGAAAGCAATCCCTCAAGACTGAGGTCATGCTGGCGATCGCCGAACGATATTCTATACCTTTCAAGGACTTGATTATAACGAAGCGAAGGGTCGTGCGGCGCATCGCATAGCCTCAGTCGGATTTTTCCAACTTTTCTATTGACGGTCGGACTTTTCCGACTTACGGTGTCTTCATCAGGCCATCTGATGGAGAGCCGCCTTGGAACAGACCCGCACCCACCACTTCGACAACGGCGACGTCATCACCGGGCTTTGCCCGAACGGCGAGTTCGGCGCCTACCTTGAGCGCCATGACGGCCGCGTCCGTGGTTATGGCCACACCCGGTTCGCTGCGATCGCCGACCTCGTTGAATCGCTCGACCTGCAGGAGCCGGAAGACTTCGACCGTCAGGCCGCCGCGTTCGACCATGCGCATGATCTCCGCAAGAACTGGGAGCGCGTGTGATGCCCTACATGATTTCAACCGGCGCCCATTATCATTGGGTCGAGCGGATCACCGCAGAGACGAACACCCCCGGTGCGCTCAAGATCATCCTCCATGGGGCGGAGGACGTTTCTGACCAGCAGTTCAATCAGGCGGAGATAACGATCTTCACTGACAACGCGGCCCTAGCAAGGCGGCTTGCCGCTGCGATCAATGAATGTGCAAAGGCCCCGGCCCGCAAGCACGAGGTGGCCAATGGCTGAGCACACGAAACTGCCGTGGAAATTGGATGGCACATACATCACGAATGAGGACCCCAACGACGTGCGTTCGCCATCGATAGCTGATTGCGGCCGGTCCCCCACAATTGATCGCAAGACGCAAATCTCCAACGCCGCCTTCATCGTCGAGGCCGTGAACAACCACGACCGCCTCACCCGCGAGAACGAGGCGATGCGGAAGGCGCTGTATCAGATTTCTGACTACTCGCCGGCATCCACTATCCAGCCAGTTGCGATCGCCCGCACCGCCCTCTCCTCTCTCAAGGAAGGAACAGCCAATGGGTGAGCCGACCAGCTTCGACATCACATGGCGCGATGGCGCGTATTTCGTATCCGTCCCGAACTACGACGGCGGCACGGTTTACACGGCTGAGCATGTCGATCGGCTCACCCGAGAAAACGGCGAGCTGAAAGCCGCTTTGATGTCGTGCCGTACATCCTACGACGGCTACCAGATCACGAGCAATGATCAGTATGCCCAGGTGATTGATAACTTCTGGCGCGAGCTTCAGCGTATCGACAAGGCTGCGCGCACCGCTCTCAAGGAGCTATGCAAGTGACATTCAAGGTCATGAAAGAGCGTTGCGATCAATGCCTCTACGGTTCCGACAAGATCGTTAGCAATGCGCGCCGGTCGCAGATCATCCGCGAGATCACGCGAAAAGACTGTCACTTCATCTGCCACAAGGCATCGATCGCAGGCCAAAACGTGGCCTGTCGTGGCGATTTTGACCAGCGCGGTTGCGGCCAATTGGGGCGCATCATGGGGCGCCTGAATGCAATTGAGTTCGTGCCGGAGGCTTCTTTGAAGACTGCAAAGAAGGGATCTGGCAAATGACCCCACAAGATCGCGCCAACCTCGAACTCGCCCGATGGCAAGCCATGCGAGAGCTCTCGCCGGAAGAACGGATCGACCGGTTGATCTCGGATTTCTTCAAGGCGCCGGTGGATCTGGACGTCCGCTATTCCGACGTGCTCGCAGCGGTAAGAGCGGAGATGGCGGAGTGATTGCATACATCGCAGGAGCCCTGACGGTCGTCATCCTCCTGTTCGTTACGTGGCAGATCGGACAGCCGAGCGCAGACGATTACTCGCAATGCCGTGGCCTGGATAAGGTGGAGGATTGAAGATGACACTGGAAGATTGGGGTAAGAACGTAAGCCATCACCTTCAATTCATCGAGGCCGGCGCGTCGATGGCCGCGCGTCATGCTGCTGCGCTCCCGATCAGGCCGGGCTTCGAAACCCTCGCCGAGGATGAGTTGCAGAAGGCTCGCGAAACCCTGCAGGACGCGCTGACGAAAGTCATCATCGCACAGAACACCTATCAGGCGAAGCCGCTGGAAACAGCATGACACCAACACCTTGCGAGGACTGCGACAACGTTCACGCGGATACTCGCAAGCAATCTTTTACTCAGTGGCAGTGCGTAAAATTCCCGAAACTACGTGGACTAAACCCGATCGCTCCAAACTCCTGGATAGATCCTCCTTACATGAAATGCACCGGAATCAATGGGGGCTTTTGCCCCATGTTCACCTCAAGACGAAACGAAAGGATACCCAAATGAAGATGTCTGAAGAGTTCCCCAGCAAGTACCTCAAAGCCGCAGACCTGCAGGGCCGCGAGGTCCGGGTTACCATGGCCAACGTCGAGCGCGAGAAGATCGGCGACGACACCAAGCCGGTGCTCTACTTCAAGGGCAAGGATAAGGGCGTTGTCCTGAACAAAACCAACGCCGGCACGATCTCCGACGCTTACGGCGACGACACGGAAGATTGGTACGACCAGCCCCTTATCCTGTTTTCCGTCATGGTCGATTTTCAGGGCAAGGTTGCGCCTGCCATCCGCTGCCGCGTCCCGACCGCGAAGGACAATCGCCAGCAGCCGCGTCGTGAAGACCCGATTTCGAGCGGGCCGATCACTCCGCCACAGCGGGCGATCGGCGGCGTCTCTGACAACATGGAGTCGCCGCCGGCATTTCACGATGACGAAATCCCGTTCTGAGGATTGAGCAATGACCGTCGCCGATCAAGCCATCAACGCCGCCATATCGCTTGAAGCGAAGAAAGACGGCCTCGTCCAGAAGCAATCAGGCGACTGGAAGATGTCCTTCACCGTTCAGGCAATCGACATGAGCGATCGGCTGACGAAAGCGCCCATGGGAACGCGGTTTGCCATGGTGCTGGTGGAGATCGGCGACGATGAATTACCGGCTCCGACAGCGGCGGCTCCCCCCGTTGTCGAGGCGCCGCCCGAGCCGGTCAACCAGCCCCGGCCGGCTCGGGCCAGGCGTGATTGGCGGGATGTGTCGCCGGCAGAACAAGCATTCCTTCGGTGCCAGGATGTCGCCTTCGTTTCCTTCCTGAAAGAGGAATGGTCGCTCGAATGGCGGCAGGCTGGGAATATTGATCCAGCCGCAGATTGCGTGCGCCAGATTTGCGGCGTGGAGTCACGCAGCGAGCTTGCGACCAATCATCGATCAAGGATGCTGTGGAAGCAGTTGGACGACCAATTTCAGGCGTGGATGCGAGTCGGCGCATGAGCAGATCAACCCCCGAATGGATCGCCAAGAGAGACGACGACGCAATCCCTCCCCGCGTCAAGGTCAGGGTATTCGAACGCCACGGCGGCCGGTGCCATATTTCAGGCCGTCTCATCCGGGCCGGCGAGGCTTGGCAGTGCGACCACATCATAGCGCTGGTCAACGGCGGGGAGCACCGGGAAACGAACCTGGCGCCAGCGCTGACCGCCCCACACAAGGCCAAGACCGCGGAAGACGTAGCCGAGAAATCGAAGGTCTACCGCAAGCGGTCAAACCATCTCGGGATCAAGAAGCCCCGCACGATCAGGGCTTGGAGACGGTTTGACGGGACGATTGTTCACGCGCCGCGCGAGCGGTAATTTCATCCGTTTTGGGAAAACAGCGAGGGATTTGAAATGGACGCACAATTGAAAGCGAAGTGGGTCGCGGCGCTGCGAAGCGGAGAGTACCCGCAGGGTAATGGTTTTCTTGAAAAAGATGGCTGCTATTGCTGCTTAGGTGTTCTCTGCGCAATTCAGGACGAGCAGTGGAAAAAATATTTTCCCGACTCTCTCTATTCAGAGACGTTGCCGGATGCCGTCAATGGCGGATTGAGCGGGGCCGAAAGGCGCGAACTCGCAAGCCAAAATGATGGCGGATGCTCGTTCACCGAGATCGCCGACTACATCGAGAAGAACCTGTAGGTTTTCCGTCTTTGGGAATTAAAGCAACTCTGTAGCCGTGCGTACCAACCTCAAAATGAAGGAAATAGAATGGCCCATGTGTTTGAAGGACAACCCGATGGCCGGCAGGCAGACACCGCGATTCCGGTGAGCCGCTTCCGTCCGAAGTACCGTGCCCTGACGGACGATGAGAAGGCGCTGCACGATGCTCTGAAGGACAAGGCTGGCGAGCTTGAAGCGCTGTTCGGCAAGGTCAAGGCCGGCCGCTACAACTCGCTGGCGATGACCTCCCTGGAGCAGTCCATCATGTGGATCGTCAAGGAGCTGACGTCGTGACCGGGCGCCTAGGCGACGCCCCGATCCAGCAGGAATACCACGACATGATGAATGCTGTGGCACGAACTCTGGATCAAGCTTTCAACGGCGACGCCAAAGGCGCAGCGCGGGGGACGGGCTTTGTTTTGCTCGTCTTCCCGTTCGGTGACGCTGCCGGCGCGCGCTGCAACTTCATTTCGAACGGGGCTGACCGCCGAGACGTGGTGACCTTGATGCGCGAGATGATTGCGCGGTTTGAAGGTCAGCCCGAAGTCGTCGGGAAAGCCTGACTTTCGTTATTGCCCCGTCTGGGAAAGGCATTCGAAATGAGTGATTATAGCAACGATTGGTCGTGCGCCGCTGATTTCCTCGATGATATCGAGGTGGACGCAAAAGGCAAATGCGACTGGACCGCCGTAGCGAATGCTCAGACGCACATCAGGGCCGCACTACGCAACGCGCAAGGACAGGAGATCGCCAGCCTCCGCGCCCAGCTTGCGAGCGCCGTCAAGGTCATCCAAGGCGTGGTGGCTTCGTATCCGGTCGCAGCCGGCACCAGCAAGTACGGGCATGAGCCGGAATTTGACGGATACGGGTCGATCCGCGAATGCCGCCTCTTTCTTGAAAAGACGGCGCTAACTGACGAAGAAGGCAAGTCATGAGCGCCGCTCCCGCCTCCTCAATTCGCGCTCGACGGCTTCCCGGACAAAGTCCGTCCGGTCCTCGCCGTCAGCCAGAACGGCCTGGATACGGTCAAAAGTACCTTCGGGAAACCGGGCCTGCATGTCCTCGGCCCATCTTTTTGTTCTGCCCATCGATTATTTCTCATATGAGGTATTGACGATGCCGAATTTATCTCATATGATTTATCCATCGTCAAGACAGGAGATGGACATGCAGTACCGAGCACACATCGAAGGCTTCACCAACCACTTCCAGACGGTTGATTCCCTGAAGGCTTGGGCGCTCGGCCTGCTGGCCTCCCACCCCGATCTGCGCGGCAAGGAAGTCCAGATTTGGAAGGCGACTTGGGTTGGCCGCGAAGGCGCTTCCTACAGTGCCGCGCCCTCCAAAGTTTGTGTTTTGGGAGCCTGACATGAAGCGTTATTTCGTCAGCATGTACACGGACGGCCCCGCAACTCGATGGAACGTCATCGATCGCCAAACTCAGGAATGGGTTAGGCGCTTCGCCACGAAAAAAGAAGCGGAGGACTATGCGTCTGAATGGAGAAACACGGATGATCTACCGAGGGAACCGCTACACCCAAGGTCAGCAGCCTTGCCAGAATCTAAAGCGTGGCGAGGGAAGCTTCCCAGGTGTCGCTAACGTTCACCAGTGCCCGACATGCTGGGGCAACCGGACATGGTGCGAGAACTGCTGCAGCGATCACCATGACGCCGGATGGGAAACATGCAAGCCGGACGCCTACAAGGACGCTGAGGACGACATGCCCCCTTTCGCAGACGTTCTGTAATTCAACGCTTACGAGTTGGAACCGCAATGATTAAAGAAAA